ATAATGAAAATATTCCACAAAACGTTAATGAAACACAATCAAGCGAATATAAAATTGGTTTGGCCGATGGTAATACCTATGAAATCGTTAAAGAAAGACAAGGTTATATTGTTAAAAAAACACTTAACGAATCTGAAACGGAGTATATTGAGCCGATGAAACAAAGAAAATATTATTCTTCATATTCTCAGGCATTAAAAAGATTGAATTTGATGACAAAAGAAATCAACACTCTTTTTGAAAATGAAGAAGGAACTCCACTTTTAGGGGAGCAAAAAAAAAAGTTCATACTAAAAAGTAAGAAACCTAAAACTGAAGAACCTGCAGCCGCCGCGACTCCTGAACCAGCTCCCGCTCCTGAACCAATACCAGCACCCGCTCCTGTACCAGCCCCTATGCCTGATATGGGTGAAACACCGGCTCCTGATATGGGAGGTGCCCCTATAGAAGAACCACCAATGCCTGATATGGGAGGTGAAGAACCACCAATGCCTGATATGGGAGGTGAAGAACCACCAATGCCTGATATGGGAGGTGAAGAAGAAATGCCAGCAATGCCCGAAATGGGATCTGAAGAAGAAGTTGACATTGATGTTGAAAAAAAACCAAAAGAAAAGAAAATTTCGGATTTAAAAAGAATTCAAATTCTTACAGGAAAATTAGCTCAAAAAATTAGATCTTACGAAGAAGAAAAAGAATTAGATCCAAAAGATATTAAATACATTATTAACTCTATTTTATCGGCAATTGATGTTGATGTTTTAGATGAAGATGATATCGAACAAATTATCAATAAATTAGAAGGTGTTGAAGACGAAGAAGGTGGTAGTGAAGAAGAGGAAGTGTCTTTTGAAGAAAAATCTGACAAAGAGGAAGTTGCTCCTGAACCACCACAAGAACCTGAAATGGCCGAAGGATATGATGATTTTAGCACCGCATTCAAAGACTATATGGGAGGTGCATTGGCATCAGGTATGTCAAAAAAACTAAGACATGAAGAAGAAGATTTTGATATGGATGATGAATACCATAGAGAAAGAAGAAAAGGTAGAAAACACTATCCTAATGTTGATAGATTCGAACATGGAACTTTTAGTGAATCAACAGTAGATAAAGTATTATCAAAATATTTTATAAACGAAGAAACTCAAATTAACAAATACGAAGAATCTAAAAGCAAAAAAACAAGTCTAAATTACAATCAAAATAAACAAAATGTTATTAGATTGTCTGAATCATCAAATCAATTGGATGTGGCTTTAGAATATATTAAAGAAAATCCAAGAACAAAATTGATGGGTTTATCAACAAGAGGAAATTTAATTTTTAAAGAAGGTATTAACGAAACTAAAATTACTAAAAGTGGTGAGATCATATGAATCAATTGATTTATATTAACGGATTGGGACCTAACTATAAAGGTGATAATATTTATGAATTTATTTTTTCAGATACTTTAGAAGTGTTTGGTGAAAATTGGGAATCAAAACCAGCTAATGGTTATCCATCACCACCTGATTTAGAATACATTAAAAAGGTGGGAACATTAATTAACGAAGAGGTGAGTTTTGATTTGGTTCAAAATTCAGATGTATTTTCTTTAATTGATTCTATGGATAAAGTTATTGCTATGGGTTGGGAAGTTGAGACCGATAATATTGATTTCTCTTTAGTGAAACGTTTAGTTTTTCATTTTGGAGAATCTGAAGAAGAAGTAAAAAACAAACTATATGAAAGAGATATAGTATTAGAGTTTGAAAAAAAAGTAGTTTATGAAAACTAAAAAAAATATTTTATTTTTAATTGAGAATGGTTTGTCATCAAAAACTGTAAGTTCGTTGTCCAACAATCAATTTAGACTATTAGTCGAAAAGTTTAAAAAACTGAAAAAGTCGGAAAATAAAGAACAAACACAAGTTGTAACACAAGTTTTTGATTCAAGTAAACCCGATGAAAAGGCAAAACTAAATCAAATGTTAAAAGACCCAACAAAACTACAAGGTCAAAATATTGAGGTCAAAGAAGACGAAGAAGATTCAGTAACATCACAAAATGTGTTTTCAAAAGACGTTTCACAAGATTATACAGGCCAAGAAGCTCCACATGATGAAACATCTATGCAAGATGATGGTATGGGTGATGATTCAGGTGAAAATAGATCAATGATGGGTATGGCAGAATCTGAGATTAAAGAAAAATTCGAATCTAAAGCACAACAAGGTTTATTTTGGGCTCGTTGTAATAAGTGTTCTTCTAAAAACTGTAAATGGTGTAAAATGGCAAAAGAGTTTTCAGACTCAACATCAGAAAAACAATACAAAAAAATGCCAGAGAAAAAACATCCTGAAAAAACTGTGAAATACAAAAAAAAGGAAACTAAAGAAAATTTACAAAAATTTTTAGAAGAAAAAATTTCCCAAATTGTAGATGAAAACATAGACGCAAAAATGTCAAAAAAAGATTTAATCGAAACATTAAAGAAAAAATCTAAGTCTATGATAATTCGTAGACCAAAGAAAATGACTATGTTTTCAGATGAAGCTCCTATGGAATTACCAATCGGAAAATTATATTCAATAGGGAAAACATCAAAATAATAATAAAAAACCCAAATTGATATTTATAATAAATGGGTTTATCTAAAGAACAAGTTTTAATTGAATATGCTAAGTGTATGAGTGATACTCCATACGCACTTAGAACGTATTTACAAACATACGATAATACGGTGTCTAAATACGTGCCGTTAGAATTGTTTCCTGATCAGGTTTCACTTTTACAAGACTATGAAGATTATGAAGAGAACATCGCTTTGAAGTATCGTCAGGCAGGTGTATCTACCGTGACAGCGGCTTGGGTTTCCAAAAGGTTGGTTTTCGCTAAAAAAACTCAACCTGAAAAAATTCTAATAATTGCCAACAAACTTGATACATCAATGGAGATGGCAAATAAGATTAGATCCTTTGTTGATCAATGGCCGAGTTGGGTTGGTGCTGGATTTGCGGCAGAAAAAAACTCACAAAGACATTACAAATTAAATAATGGATCTGAGGTTAAGGCGGTTGCAACATCAAAAGATGCACTTCGTGGATTTACCCCTACAATTCTTGTATTTGATGAGGCGGCGTTTATCGAGGCCGATAGTGATTTCTGGGCGGCTTGTATGGCATCCCTATCCACAGGGGGTAAGGTAATTGTAGTTTCTACACCAAACGGATACGATCAAATTTATTATGAAATATACGATCAGTCATTAAAAGGAATGAATAACTTTAAAATCTCTGAAATGTATTGGTATAGAGATCCAAGATATGCGAAAGATCTTTATTTGGTCCCAACTGACGATCTAATTCATTATTTACTTAATATCGATGATTTTGACACCTCAAAGAATATATCTTTTGCACATGTAGACCCATATAGTAGAGATTATCAAGAATTACAACATTTCTTTAATCAAGGATACAAACCATGTTCATCTTGGTATGAAAAAATGGTTAAAAAGCTTAAATATGATAAAAGAAAAATTAACCAAGAGTTAAATTGTGAATTTTTAGGTTCAGGTGACAACGTATTTGATAATAAACAATTAGAAGATATTAAAAATAATTTTTTACAAGACCCACCATCTAAATTAATGGGTAATTCTCTTTGGATATGGAAAGAACCTATTGAGGGTCATAAATACATTATGGGTGTCGATGTTTCTCGTGGTGATAGTGAAGACTTTTCGTCAATTCAAATTATAGATTTTGATGAAAGAGAACAAGTATTGGAATATGTTGGAAAAATACCACCTGACACTTTGGCGGAAGTTGCTTATAAGTGGGGAATGATGTATAATGCGTTTGTTGTTGTCGATATTACCGGTGGTATGGGAATCACCACAGTTAGAAAAATGCAAGAACTTGGTTATAAAAGTTTATATGTTGATGGTGTTGACGCATTTAATCCGTGGTCAACAAACAAAAGTTCTGTAGAAAAAATACCAGGGTTAAACTTTAACAATAAAAGAGTTCAAATTATTGCGGCTTTTGAAGAGGCCGTTAGACACAAATTTAAATTAAAAAGTGTTCGTTTATATAACGAAATGAATACTTTTGTATATATTAATGGAAGACCTGATCATCAAAAAGGACAACATGACGATTTGATTATGGGAATTTCTATGGCAATCTACATTGCCGAAGCATCTTTTTCAAAGTTGGAAAAAGCAACCGAACAAGCGAAATCTATGATTGACTCTTGGGCTGTAGTTAATAACGAATCTGTGGGAAAAGAAGCACACTTTAATCCTACAATCCCTAATGATAATATGTTAAGGGAAAGGGCAGGATTACAAAATAACGGTCCAACCAAAAATGATTATCAAACATATGGTTGGTTATTTGGAGGTTTAATCAAATAACGATGGGTTTAGATTTTAGAAAAAGGTCAGGAAGAATTGCAAATGGTTCGAGATTAATTGTCGAAGGCCAACAAACTATTGGTCAAAAAGTTTTTCCAAATACCTTTTCTATGAAAAGTAGACCTGCAGAACCTACTATTGATTCAATTCCCGCATCACCAACCCCAACACCAAGTGTAACCCCAACAATAACACCATCAGTAACACCATCAGTAACCCCAACAGTAACCCCAACCAATACTGGAACCCCAACACCAACACCAACAAATACTCCTACACCGACACCAACAAATACTCCTACACCGACACCAACCCCAACGCCTACTGTTGATGTATTAATTAATCCTATACTAACTGAGAACGATGAATATATATCAGTTGGGTTTGATTTATTTTTAAGTTTTATTAATCCACCAACTTGTCTTGATGGTTGGATGACCGAAAATTTCAACGGGACAACGTTTAGAAATGGGGATATAATACCACAAGCAACAAACAGTACTGAATGGGATGACTTTAACACTAATCAAACACCCGCTTGGTGTTATTATAACTTTGATTCTGATTTGAACTTCTACGGTAAACTTTATAATTGGTATGTTGTTGGGGATAGTAGAGGAATTGGTCCGGTGGGATATATAGTTCCAAGTGAATCTGATTGGGACTCTCTTGAGGTATGTTTAGGAGGTAATTCTATTGCTGGTGGGAAGTTAAAAACAACGGGTACAATAGAAGACAATACCGGAGTATGGTACGCACCTAACGCAGGGGCAACAAACGAAATCGGTTTCTCAGGTCTTCCTAGTGGTGTTATGAATGATAATGGTAGCTCAATCAAACTTAACGAGCGTGGAAGTTTTTGGACCTCTACTGAAATTGGTGTCGGAACGTCAATGGTTATGAACTTAAATTACAATCGTACTGATGTTTATCACGGACCTGATAATAATGGTAAAGGTTATTCTATTAGATTAAAACAAGGAGTTCTACTAATACCATAAAAAAAATAAATAAAACAAAATTAAAAGATATTTATAAAATAAAAAGATTATGGCATTAACAGGAAAAACAATTGGGGAATTAACCTATTTGGAACCCCAACACCCACACCTACACCAAGTTCTACACCTACACCTGAGTTATTAGATGCAATTATTGTAGGTGTCAATACCTACATATCTGTTAATACAAATGAATACTTAATGTATTAGTTGTGTCATAATTAACTATTGAAATATTTATTTCTATAGTTAAATTATTAATATGGAAAATAATAATCAAAATCTGACGGTTTGGCAAAGGTTGTCCAAGACATTTGGACCCGATTCAACATTAGGTCAAGGACAACCAGATTACAAGTTAGATAAAAAAGAACTCTTAAAAACTCAAGACAAGGCCGAATACGAAAGAGCCAAGTTACAAAATCAACAATCGTTATATCTTAGCACCAATTGGGCTAAAGTTGAGAATAATCTATATACACAGGCGGTTTATTATGAACCAACAAGATTAGCCGCGTTTTATGATTATGAATCTATGGAATATACTCCTGAGATCTCAACAGCTTTAGACATCTACGCTGAGGAATCAACAACTCCTGATGCCAATGGTTATATATTACAGGTTTATTCAGAATCAAAAAGAATTAAAAGTATATTAGTTGATTTATTTGTTAATGTATTAGATATTAATACTAACTTACCAATGTGGATTAGAAACATGTGTAAGTATGGTGATAATTTTGTTTATTTAAAATTAGACCACGAAAAAGGAGTTACTGGTTGTTTACAACTACCAAATATTGAAATTGAAAGACTTGAAAGGGGTGTTGACTCTCGAACTTATAGTGCAACAATTAACATCAATAGAAAGGCTTTAAAGTTTGTATGGAAAGCAAGAGACGCTGAGTTCAACACTTGGGAGGTTGCACACTTTAGATTATTAGGTGACGATAGAAAACTTCCTTATGGAACATCAATGTTAGAAAAAGCTCGTCGTATTTGGAAACAATTAGTATTAGCGGAAGATGCGATGTTAATCTATAGAACATCAAGAGCTCCTGAAAGAAGGGTATTTAAAGTATTTGTTGGGAACATGGACGATAAAGATGTTGAAGCTTACGTTCAAAGAGTTGCCAACAAATTCAAAAGAGATCAAGTTGTTGATAGAAAAACAGGAAATGTTGATTTAAGATTTAATCAAATGGCCGTGGATCAAGATTACTTTATTCCTGTTCGTGATGCAACACAGGGGAGTCCTATTGATACTTTACCTGGTGGAACAAATTTATCTGAAATTGCAGATATTGAATATATTCAAAAGAAACTTGTTACAGCACTTCGTATCCCTAAAGCATACTTAGGATTTGAAGAACCTGTTGGTGATGGTAAAAACTTATCATTATTGGATATTCGTTTTGCAAGAACAATTAATAGAATTCAAAAATCGGCATTGGCTGAGTTAAATAAAATTGCGATTATTCACTTATTTTTGATGGGATTTGAAGACGAGTTGTCAAACTTTACTTTACAACTTACAAATCCTTCTAAACAAGCAGATCTTTTAATGATTGATGTTTGGAAAGAAAAAGTAACACTGTATAAAGATATGGTTGGTGAAATTGCTAAATCAATTCAACCAACGTCTGCGACATGGGCTAAAAAACACATTTTTGGTTTCTCAGATGATGAAATTAAATTGGAACTTCAACAAATCAGAATGGAAAGAGCGGTTTCTGCTGAGTTAGATAATACCGCAACAATTATTACAAGCACAGGAATATTTAACACCGTAGATAAGTTATATAAACCGGTATCAGGATCTACCGCAGGGGCACCGGCAGAAGGAGGAGCACCGGCAGAAGGAGGAGCACCACCTCCGCCTCCAGGACCTGAAGCGGGTGGAGCACCACCAATTCCTGAATCTTCAGATAGAAAAGAAAAAAATAAATTAATATTAGAATCATTAAATGATGATTTTGACGAAGATGAATTTTTGGACTTTCAAAAAGTTAATGGATCTTTAGGGTTAATGGAAGATGAGTTAAATAAACTTCTTGGTGACTAATATTTATAGATATGAGTAAATTAGAAAAATTACCAGAAAAAAATTTTAAATTCATTCTAAAACGAATGTATGACGATATTGATCGATTTGGTCGAAATGGAGATTTAATTTCGCATGCTAATCAAAAAATAATAAAAGATATTTTTGATGATATTGGTATATCAATCGATCAAGATGATTTAGGATTTATTTTGGCATTATACAAGTTAAACCCTAATTTTGCCACTGAAAAAATAAAAATTCCCGAACTTCACACATATGAAGTAATAACTAAAAGATATGCTAACGTTAGTATTAGAGAATATTGGAAAAATGAAGTTAATAGTTATTTTGAAGACGAAGATGATGTTAATGATTTTATTTCTTGGTTTGGTGATGATTGGTGGGAAGGTGAAATGATTGATAGAGAAGATTATGATGAAGAAACAACAGATACCGATATTGATGAAATAAATAAATTAACTTGATATTTATTATAAAACAAAAAAAAATGAAAGTCGGAGAATTAAAATCAAAAATAGAAAATCAACTAGTTGAGTCATACAAAAAAAATTCATTTAAAGAAAATATTTTTATTTTTGAAGAATTGGTTTTGAAAAATAAAAATATCCAAAACTTTTTTTCTTATATGATGAGTTGTCAAATAAAAAAGGACTTTCAGAAAATGTTGCAAACGAATTCATACATGAGTCAATCGTGGCTTACGAAAATTTGATCAACAAAGTTAACCCATTACATTTAAGAGAATTAAATGCTTGGGCTGGTCATCAGAAATGTGAAAATAATTATGAAAAAATTGATAATTTATTTTCCACAAGTGTTTTGACTCTTGAAAACAAAATTAAAAGTAAAAAAATGATTTTAGAGGGATTAACTCAAAAAGAAAATAAAACTGATGAGGTGATAAAAGTTCCATTAAAATCTATGGTTTCTGTGGCAAACAAAACAATATCTAAATTTATTTCTTCTCTAACAGAATCTGAAAGAAAAGAATTAAAAGTAATTTTAAATACCCCAAAAGAAACTTTGGTTGAGAACTATAACTCTCAAAAAGAAGACGTTATTTCAAAATTAGAAGATCAAAAAAATAACGAAACCGATTCTGAAACAATCTCAACCATAAATCAAGTGTTAACAAGATTGCAAACAGAATCATTTTCAGAACTGAATTACTATAAGTTAAAACAACTTAACGAAGGACTTTAATTCTTTTTGGATTTTACTTTTTGAACGTAAGCCGCCTTTTTGTTTTCTTCTCTTTTTATTACTGAAGGTTTAACAAATTCTTTTCTTTGAAACAAAACACTATTTTGTTTTGTTTTAATAACTTTTCCTTTAAGGTCTTTTAAAGCCTTTTCAATATTACCTTTTTTTACTTCTATAATTAACATAAGTTTTTTTAGTTTGTTGATATAAATATAATAATTTATTACAATTGTTTAAAAATAAACATTTCGAGTATGAAAAAAATCTATGAAAAAAGGAAAAACTATCAAATTAAGTGGTTACAGAACGTTCAAATCACACTATGGAACAATTGATTCCACTAATCTAAAATCAATTTTTATAAACATCCAAAGTTGGGTTGAACCAAAAGAAGAAGTTGAAAATTGGAATCGAGTTGTTTTAAATATGACAAGATCAATAAAACACACAATTTTAGAAAACATAAACAAAGAAGTTTTTGACACAAAATTTATCGTAGATTTAGACTTAAGAACAAGTGGAATACAACTTCAAAAAAAATCCTTTATGAATTTAGAAATAAATTTATTCGTTTTAGAACCGATGGATTTTAAATCACCAAAATTAAAAAAATACGTCAAGTCCCTAATTAAAGAAGTATATGGTGACGTAATGAATAAAAACAAATACTTCAAATTCTACCTTACAAAAAAAGGAAATATCAAACCCGTCAAAAAAGAAACCGAAACTAATTAGTATTTATAAAGAAAACATTAAATGGACAATTTAAAAATATTAGGACCAAGAGATTCAGGTCGTGGAATTCTTGTTGAGTATGATGCGGGTTATATCGATCCGAATGAAAGAAGAAACTTATCTATGATAAGGGAGAATCGTGATATGTTGGATCATTCAAAACCTTTTGAGTTTTATGCCGTATTACAAAAATATAATACCCCAAATAGAAACGGAAGAATCTATCCTGAAAAGATTTTAAAAAGAGAAGCCGAGAATTATAAAAAGATGATTCAAAAAGGAACCGCTCTTTCAGAACTAAACCACCCTGAGTCTTCTCTAATTGACTTAGATAGAGTATCACACGCCATTACTGATATATGGTGGGAAGGTCCTGTATTATTGGGTAAATTAAAATTACTAACAAGTCCAGGTTTTCACGAAAGAGGTATTGTATCGACAAAAGGTGATTTAGCAGCTAACTATCTTCGTCAGGGAGTTACTTTGGGTATTTCTTCTCGTGGAGTTGGGTCTCTTAAAAAAGTTGGTGAACAAAACGAAGTTCAGGATGATTTTGAATTAATTTGTTTTGACCTTGTATCTTCACCTTCTACACCAGGAGCTTATTTGTTTAGTGAACCTGATCAAAGATTTCAGTTTGAAGAAAATCTTGAGGAGGAGAAAAAAATAAATGCTGAACGACATGTTGGTGAATCTGGTTATAAATCACTTGACTTAATGAAAAGATTATCCGATTATTTGGATAAATAACAAAATTATGGATGAGAAGTATTTTATAGCAAGAATCACAACTGATATGGTTGATGAGAACACAGGAAAAGTGAAAAAAATGAAAGAAGAGAAATTGGTAAAAGGTTATTCACCTACCGATGTTGAGGCGAAAGTAACAAAAGTTTACGAAAATTATTCTATGGATTGGAGAATTACGGCTATCGTTGAATCTAAAATCGATGAGGTAATCGAAGGATAAAACTTCTAAGAATAAAATTTTAAAAGGGGAAAGACAATAGTTTTTCCCTTTTTTTTGTGCCATAATATCTAAAAAATGAATTTTTTTTATTTGTTGTGATATTTATTAGAAAAATATTTTATAAAAAGTATGGCAAATAACAAAAATGTAGTAGAAGATGCTCTTTTTCAAATTAGAAATTTGGAAGAAACTCTACAAGAAAATGCAAAAGGAATACTTCAGTCTACAATGACAGAAGAAATCAGACAATTAGTAAAAGAATCTCTGAAAGAACAAGAAGATGAGGTTGAGAATGATGAAGTCGATGTTGACGATCAAGACATGATGGCGGATGATCAAATGGCTATGGATGATGATGACGCAGCAGTAGCTGATGATGATTTCGCAGATGATGATTTTTCTGATGAAGATGATTCTGACGATGACGAAACAATCGACATGACAGGTGCTTCAGATGCAGAAGTTTTAAAGGTATTTAAAGCTATGGGTGATGATGATGGAATTATCGTTAAAAAAGAGGGAGGAAATATCCACCTTCAAGATGGTGATAATGACTATATGATCCAATTAGGTGAATCTGAAGAACAATACGAAAATATGTATGAAGTCGAAATGGACGAAGAAGATGAATTCGTTGGTTTAGAAGATGAAATTTCCGAGTTCAATTGGGGTGGTGCTGCAATGGGTGCTATCAAAGGTGGTTTTGGTCTTGACGAAGAAGAAACTGTCTACGAAATTGAATTAGATGACATGGGTGACATGATGGAAGAAGATGACATGATGAAAATGGATGATTACATGATGGAAGAAGATGACATGATGGGAATGGATGATTACATGATGGAAGAAGATGACATGATGGAAGAAGATGACATGATGAAAATGGATGATTACATGATGGAATCAAAAAAATCTGTTAAACCAAAAGGAGTTGGAATTGGTAAAGGTCCTAAATTTAGTTACGATAAAAAACCTAACATGGGTGGAGGTTTCAATGAAAAAAGAAAAGAAGCTTTTGGAAAAGGAACTAAAGCAATGGGAACTGGTAAAGCCAAATTTGAATACAAAGAAGGTGAAAACATGAAAGGAGATATGACTAAAGTTAAGAAAGCTGAAACAAAAGAAGCTTCAAGAACTTTGGGTAATGGATCTAAAGATGGAAGTAGAGGTCTAAGAAAGGCGAGAACAAACAATAGAAATATGAGTTTTAACCCTTTCAAACTTCACGAAACTGAATCTAATGGAGAAATAAACTTATTAAGAGAAAAGAATGAAGAATACAGAAAAGCTCTTGATGTGTTTAGAACAAAGTTAAATGAGGTTGCAGTTTTCAATTCCAATTTAGCATACGCTACTCGTTTATTCACTGAACATTCGACAACAAAACAAGAAAAAATAAATATTCTTAAAAGATTTGATAATGTTGAGTCTTTGAAAGAATCAAAAAATTTATACAGAACAATTAAAAGTGAATTGAATTCAGGTTCTGCATCAGAAACTAAACTTAATGAATCAATTGAAAGAACTGTAAATAGAACTGTTGAAACAGGTTCATCAGTTAATTTGATTGAATCAAAAACTTATGAAAATCCTCAATTCTTAAGAATGAAGGATTTGATGAGTAAAATATAAATAAACAATAAACATAAATAATAAAAACCAAAAAAAAATGGGAGCATTATTAGAATCAGGTCTTGTTGGTAACATCGGTTTGAAACACCTTAAAGTTATCAAAGAAGACACAATTAACAAATGGGACAAATTAGGCTTTTTAGATGGTCTAAGAGGTCACTTAAAAGAAAACGTAGCACAGTTATATGAAAACCAAGCTTCTTTCTTGATTAACGAAGCAACTGCTGATGGATCTTCTAACGGAGCATTCGAAACAGTTGTTTTTCCAATCGTAAGAAGAGTTTTCTCTAAATTGTTGGCTAACGATATCGTATCAGTACAAGCTATGAACTTACCAATCGGTAAATTGTTCTACTTTGTGCCAAGAATCCAAGGTTATTCAAACGCAGGATCAGT